GCCATCAACGCGATCCACACCGGACAGAACTGGGCTGGTAAGAAACACGTATAACTTCCCGTTACCTCAAGGAAGTTTTATCTGGATATTCATCGACGGGGCGTGGCAACCGATGTTGCCGTAGTAGCCCACCCGCACTTCAATGCTGTCGGCATTGTAGTCCCATATGAACTTGTTGCCCATACCTTCGAGAATGCGCGGTTGTCCGCCGAGCGACGCTGCAACCCAAGTCTTCATGTCGAGGCCGAACGCCTTGTGATGGGGACAGTTGCGGTCGGGAACGATTTGGATATCACCGTTCATGCCCATCAGCTTGATGGTCGAGAACGAGATCGAGGCCATGTCGGGCGAGCGCGCCTTGTCGTAGTACGCGGCGCTGCCGAGCGACTTGCGCAGGACGTTGAAGTCCAGCGGGTTGCAGAAGACGTGGGTGAGCGCGCCGCCCTCCACGTTCACCTTCGCGTCGGCGTCTTCGAACGCCTCTTGAATGCTCGTGGTCGAGCCGTCGTGATACTGGCCGTACAGGCGCGTGTCCGAGCTTCGGTCGACGCCCAAGAAGTTGTCGCCGCCCGTCGGAGCCGTCGCGGGAATCCAGTCGGCCAAGCCGTTGACGCTCAAGCCGAAGTCACCCTTACGGAAAAGATAGTCCCCCGCGGTGAAGTTGGTCCAGTTCGCCGCGGTGAGAGTTCCCGCACGACGATTCACGCCCGTGATGAGCGACTCGCCCGAGCCCAGAGCGCCCGAGGTGCCGTCAGCGGTGGATTGGACCAGGGTCTGGCCCTTCTCGAAGTTCACAATGTCGGCGGGGTCCGCAAGCGTCAGCGTGCCGCCGGAAATACCGCCGGTGGCGATTTGGCCGCGCGCACCGCCGTAGTTCCGGTACATCGAGATCGCGAGATTGCGGGAAACGGTGCGGACGGTGTTGTCCACCTCGGCCGCGCTCGCCTTGAGGAACGCCATTTCATCCGTCGCGGTCGCGAGGATGGTTTCCATTTCGATCGAGCTCAGGCCGTAGTCTTTCTTGCGCGTCAGCAGGAAATCTTCGTACAAACCCGGGGTCTTCCCGGCCTGGGCCACGGAAAACGTGCGCGAAGCGCCTTGGTTGCCGCCGTACCAAATCACGAGGGGCATGTTTCGCCCGCCGAAGTTCTCGTCCTTGGGCATCAGAGCCAAGAGAGGGTTATGCTCGTAACCAATGAACTTCACGCGATTCTTGGGGTACAGCTGCTTGAGCGCTGCATCGAAAGTGGTCGTAGTTGCGGGTGCGGCGGCCATGATGTGTTCTTATGTCCTACTGGTTAGCGGCTAGTTGGGCTTTGAGTGCTCGCATAGTTGCCGCGGCACTGGCGAAGTCTGGTTCGTACGTCTCGGTCTTAGGCTCTGCTGGGCGCGCTGGGGAGCTCGCAGCGGCGTTCGTCAGCGTCTTAGGGGCGGGGGCTACGGCTCTTGGTGGCTGGGCTGCTGGAGAGCTCTTGGAGCGCGCACGGGTCACCCGCTTTTCGACCTTGACGAGCTCGGCTTCGAGCGCACCCGCGGCTTCGAGGATGGTGATCGAGCGCCCACCGCGCGCAGCGGCGGCCATGACGCTGTAAACCGCCTCGGAAAGCTCCTCGGGAGTCTCGTAGTAGTCCGAAGTGAGGGGCGCTTTATCGCGCGCCGCCTGGATTTGAGCGGGAATGGAGCCCTTGAACGATCGGACCTGGTCGGCCTCGTCCTTCTGGAGCCGCGCGTTGCGCTCGGCGGCCAGTTCCTCCCGCAACAGGTCGATTTCCGACTTCGTTTTCGCCTGGCCGGCGAGTTCGGAGTGGTCACCCCGGAGCACATAGTCCGCCAGTGTGTCCTGAGTCCAGCCGTTGTCCTTCAGGAACTTTGCAGGGTTGCGTTTGACCGCCTCGTACTCGTCGGCGAGCTTCGCGCGGGCGCGCAGGGACTGCAGTTCGCTTTCCGCTTCCTGCTTGGAGCGTTCGAGCTCGGCGACTCGGGAAAATACCTGATTGAGCTGGCTCGGGAGGACCGGCCTCTCGTCGGGAACACCGGCGGCGGATTCACCCGCGGCGGCGGCGACACTGGCTTGACGCTCGTCCAGGTGGGCGACTTCGGCTTGGTCGTCGTCCGACGTCGCGGCGTAGTCGGGTTCGTTCGGGTGGCCCACGCGATCGAGCGAGGGAACCAGCGCGGCGGCGCCGGCCAGGTCGAGCTCGCCGTTGTAGGCGGTCGACTCATCCACGGAAACGGTTGCGGGCATCTTGCGCGGGGCGGTCACAGCGACAGTTCCCGCGGGTTCGGGCATATCTAGAGCCATACGTGTTCTTCTCCTACATTCCCGGCGGTGCAGCCGGCATCATTGGCGCGCCTGGGGGCAAAGCTCCGGGCGGCATCATCGAGGGGTCAACCCCTGCAAGGGGATCGGGCATCTCGCCGGGCGCGGGCGCGGCGGGCGCTTTAGTCGCAGCGATGAGATCCTGGACGGCGTCGAGGTAGTCGCGCAGCAAGTCGAGGTGTTCCTCGGGCGTGCCGTCGACCAAGCCGCGTTCGAGCGCGTACGTGCCGCGCGTGAGGGCCACTTCGAGGTTCTGTACGGGATCGGGAAGCACGGGCTTCCCGTCGTCGAGCAGGCGCTCCAGCTGATAGTCGAGCAAGTCGGCGTCGGCCTGCATGATGTTGACCTCAGCGTTGAGGTCCGGGAAATCCAGCAGCACTTGGGCGCGCTCGGCGGTAATCCAGCCGTTTTGCTGCCAACGCTCCACTTCCTGGGTTTTTCCCGCGGGCGTGATCGGGAGCACCGAGATGGGCCAGGTCTGCAGGAAGAACTCGTCCTCATCGAGTGAGCACGAGGCCCAGTTGAGCTTGAGCACGGTCTTGTTGTCGATCGCGCGGAGCTTGTAGCCTCCGGGAATGGACTGGTCGAGTTGGCGCGCCACGCGCACGAACTGGGCGGCGAAGCGCCGGCCGACGATGTCCTCAAACGACTTGCTGATGTGCTTGAAGCGGACCAGGTGCTCCTCGGAAAGAGCCTCCAGGGCTCGCCCGCTTTCGACGCCGGGCGGCTTCGTGGCGGAGGCTTGGAGCTGGTTCGTGCCCAGGATCTCGAACGCCTTGGCGTAGAGCATCCACAGGTGCTCCATGATTTGCGGGTGTACGCTCTGGAAGGTCGCGATGGTCGGGGCCTGGCCGCCGGTCGTGCGAATCTGCAGGGCGATCTCGTTCGTGAGCTTGTCGACCTCGACGCCGCTTTCCGTCGGGTTGATAATCCAGGGCATGCCGGCCAGCTTCATTGCCTTCTGGATGTGCTGCAGCATGCGGTTGATTTCCTTCTCCATGCCGCGAATCTCACCCACGGCGGAGTCACCCCAGAAGCCGCGCACGGGCTCGCTCCAGTGGAAGAACTCGAACGGGAAATCCAGGAACTCGTACGCTTCGGCGTGCAGGGTCGCGCCGTCCACGGCGATCACATGCTGGCCGGGAACAAGCTCGCCGTCGTGGTCGTGGCCCGCGAGGTGCCACCCTTCCACCACGCGAATCATGCGTGTGCTGCGCCCGTCCATGTAGTACTCGGGTAGGTCTTCCGAGCCCACCGCGGGGGCGGCCATGATGTCCTGGCGTTTTTTCGGGAATAGCCGGGCCAGCACGGTCCGGTCCATGAACTTGATGCGGTACATCGATTGCGGGGTGCCGTTGATGGACTCCACCGGGTCGACGAGGATTTCCAGCGGGAACACGCGCTCCATACCGGCTTTGCGCGCGCCCACGTCCGGGAAGAAGCCCATGACGCCGGTGCCGCCCAGGATGGCGTCGCGGAACCACGGCACGATCTTCGTGTAGACCTCGGCCTGCTGGTACACACCGTCCAGGTACTTCTGGAGCTTTTTCGCACGTGTGCGCAGCGACCAGTTGCCCGCGTCCGTGAGGACCTTCGGGCGGGGGCGGTTCGTGCCGACCTTGGCGGTGAGTGTTTCCGTGATCGCCTTGGTGACGTTCAAACGGATGTTGTCGCGGTCGAAGACCAGCTCTTTGCCTTGAAAAAGCCCGCGCAGGGACTTGCCCCCGAAGCGCCGCAGGTTCTTTTCCCACTCCAGCCGGCGCCCCTCGTCGAGGTCCCACAGCTCCCGCACGACCATCGCCAGCGTCGGGCCCGCTTGCTCGGGAGGTTGCTCGTACCAGAGCCCCGCCACCGGGTCGCTCTCCGCGCGCATGTTCCAGGGCTCGGGCTCGTATGCGGGTCGTTTGGCCATAGGCTTGGTCTCGAAAGCGGATTTTTTCTTAGTGCGGTTATACCGCCAAGCCACCCCCCGGGGCGCCCCACCGGGGTTTACGCCTCATTTAGCCCACATCCACCCCACATCTCTGTGCATGTGTTGGCATGCTCATCGCCTACGCACACACTCGCTCGCCCGTTCCCGGGCTCGCTCGTGCTGTCGTGTACCCGTACACACTTCCATTTCCGTTCAACATCGTCTTCCCCAACTGGTGGCATTGCCCGCCGTGCATCGTATGTATGGTCATGACCATGCTTCTATGGCTAGGTCGACTGGGCTTGGCGTGAGTTTTGTTGGCATGGTTCTTGACTCGCTTGCTCACACGCTCGGTCTCACCCATTCCCGTACTCGACTACTCC